GACCGGGGCTGAAAAAATGGCTTTTTCTGGCAGCATCAGCGGCACCACATTTAACGCGCTGAAGGTTGTTGATCACGCCTTTCGCCGGTGCCGCTTGCCCGCTCAGGCCATCAGCGCCGAAATGCAGTCATATGCTCTCGATTCGCTCTATCTCATGCTGTCCGAGCTTGCGAACATCAAAACGCCTAGCTGGTGCATCGAGAAGCTCATTCTGCCGATGTACGAGAACCAGCCTTTGGTGACGCTACCTGTCGGCACGGTGGAGGTGCTCAACCTTAACTATCGCACGCTCCAGCTTCTGAGCGGTGCCACGGTGAGCACCTCGACCAGCTACACGGTCAACTTCACCAGCGCGACCGTGGTCAACACGGTGGGCGTCGAATGGAGCGGTGCGGGCGTCAACCTCACCTTTCAGGTCAGCAGTAACGGCACGACCTGGGTGACGGTGGGAACGCAGACGACGGCGGCGGTTGCCGGTGACATCACATGGTCCGACATCAACGTCGGCCTGCCCTATCAATATTTCCGCATCACTGCCGCGAGCGCAATCAACTACACCGCGATCACGCTGGGCAATCTGCCGCAGGAAATCCCGCTTGGGCAGTTGAACCGCGACAGCTACGTCAACCAGTCCAACAAAGTGTTCCCGGGCCGACCCAGCAGCTATTATTTCCTGCGCGACCTGCCCGAGCCGGTGGTCTACCTGTGGCCCGCGCCGTTCTCGGCGGCTGAGCAGGCGCAGCTTGTGATCTGGCGGCATCGCCAGATCATGGACACTGAGAACCTACAGCAAGAGGTCGAGGTGCCTGACCGGTGGTTGGAGGCGATCACGAATGGCCTCGCTGCCCGCATGGCGGCTGAAACCCCATCGGTCGATCTGAACCTCATTCCGGTGCTTGAAGCGCGCGCCAGCATGTCCATGCAGCGCGCCTGGGATGGTGACAACGACGGATCGCCCATCCAGATCAACCCAGGCATTCGGGCCTACACCGCATGAGTGGTGGCAAATTTCTCGATCCAACGGGCCAATCCACCTACGGTATCGGCATCTGCGGGCGCTGCTCGCGCAAGATGTTCCTGGCGGAACTTATGCCCGATCCCAACTATCCGGGCCTGATGGTGTGCGAACTGGATCGTGACCAATACGACCCGTATCGCCTCGCCCCCCGGGCACCGGATCAGATTGTGTTGCCGTTCAATCGACCCGATACGCCTATCAACACTCGCCCGGCTGGTATTATCCAGGAGCAAGGCGACGAGTTTTTCATCACGGAAGACGGCGACGGGTATCTGGAGTTTTAAATGACCGACGTACCTAGCAACCTCATTCCGACGCGGATCACGCAGCTACCCGTCGCCCCGGTGGCTGACGCAAATTCCCTGATGATGATTGTCTACCAGGGCAACAACTATCAGATTCGCGTCGGTGATCTGCTTTCAGTTGCCGGGGTGCCCGTAACGACGCAAGTGATTGCCGGTACGGGTATGACGGGCGGGGGTCAGCTTACAGGGAACGTCACGCTGAGCATTGCGGCGGGTGGCGTGGGTTCCACCCAGCTTGCGGCCTCGGGTGTTGCAGCGGGTTCATACGGCACTGCGACCGACATCCCGGTCTTCACGGTGGATGCCACGGGCCGCGTCATGGCGGCCACCACAGTGCCTGCGACGATCAGCGGGTATGTTCCTGACAGCCGCCAGGTCAACACTGGTGCCGGTCTCAGCGGTGGCGGGGCTCTCACCAGCAATCTGACGATCACCGCCAATCTGAGCAGCGCCACGCCGCTGGCCGGGTTCCAGGCAGGCTCCGCAGGCTCATCCACCGACATCACCCGGGCGGATCACAAGCACCCGGCGGTCAATCTTGGCGTCGATAACGAGGTTGATGGCATCCTCGGCTTGAGCAATGGCGGCACTGCCCGAAGCATCGTGGCGGATGCCGGTGCCATCATCTGGTCCAGTGCTGACGGCCTGTATGTGGGGCCGGTCGGCGTTGCCGGTCAGGTGCTTATTTCTGGTGGAACCGGTGCCCCTACTTGGGGTTCGGCGCTTGTCGTAACGGATCAAGCCGCCAACGTGGTCTATGCAGGCCCAACGGCTGGCCCTGCGGGGGCTACCGGCTTCCGGGCGCTGGTTACGGCAGACCTGCCCAACTCTGGCGCATCCGCCGGTACATACGGCTCCCAGGCGGTCGTGCCTGTCATTACCGTAAACGCTAAAGGGCAGATCACCTCTGCGACGAACACGACGATCAATGCCGTTACGTTGACGACCGGCATCATCACGACTGCGCCGACCAACGGCACCGACATCGTCAACAAGAATTACGCCGATTCCATCGCGGCAGGCATCAACTTCCACCAAGCCTGTCGGTTGGCTTCAACGGCGGCATTGCCGACTTGCACCTATAACAACGGGTCGTCTGGTGTCGGTGCTACGCTGACCGCCACGGCGAATGCGGCTCTGTCGGTCGATGGCACGCTGGTCGTCGCCACCAACCGCGTGCTGGTTAAGAACCAAGCCAATCAGGCGCACAACGGCGTTTACGTTGTCACACAGACAGGCAGCGGTGCCGCGCCGTTCATTCTGACACGGGCGACCGATTTCAACACTCCGGGAGCGGGTGTCAATCAGATTGACGCGGGTGATTTCTTCCTGATTACGGAGGGCACCACAAACGCCAACACATCGTGGGTGCAGCAAACACCGCTGCCGATCACGGTGGGCACCACGGCAATCGTGTTTTCGCAATTTGGCACAGCAGGCACGCTGTACGCGGCGGGCACGGGTCTGACGCTTGCCGGGACCGTCTTCAGCATCACCAACACGGCGGTGACGGCAGCCTCCTATGGTTCGGCTTCGGCGGTTCCCACATACACGGTGAATGCCCAGGGTCAGTTGACGGCGGCGGCTGACACCTCAATCGCGATTGCTGCCACCCAGGTCACATCCGGCACGCTTGCCTCGGCTCGCTTGAGTGGCTCCTACACGGGCATCACGGGCGTCGGCACCCTGACCGCCGGGACGTGGAACGCGACCCCTGTGGGTGTGACGTATGGCGGCACAGGCGCTTCGACGCTGACCTCCAATAATGTTCTGCTAGGCAACGGGACGAGCGCTGTCCAGTTTGTTGCCCCAAGCACAAACGGCAATATTCTAACCAGCAACGGCACCACCTGGACTAGCGCATCCCCTCCTGTAAATCCGTATACACGCACGGAGTTTACGGCAACGGCGGCTCAGACAACCTTTACTGTATCTTATACGGTTGGCGCTCTTCAGGTTTTCGTGAACGGCGTTCTGCTTAACGCAGCAGATTATACCGCGTCAAACGGCACAAGCGTTGTGCTGGCTTCCGCCTGCGCTTCAGGCGACATTGTTGAATTTATCAACATCTCTGGCAACAGCGTCAATGTTGTTCCCCAGCCACTTGTCACAACATTCACCAGTAGCGGCACATTCACCAAGCGCGCGACTAGCTCCGTTGTGCAAGTGTTGGTTATCGGTGGTGGCGGCGGTGGTGGTTTTGGTGGGACGTATGCGGCGGTTGGTGGCGGGTCTGGCGGCGGCGGGGGCGGCGCTGGCGGATATTCGTCTTTCACTTTCCGCGCGTCTGACATAGGCGCTAGCGAAACAATAACGGTTGGTCTTGTTGCCGCTGGCGGTGTGTCGGGAGTTGTCCCAGCCAACGGGTCTATAGCTGGGCAAGGCCAACGTGGCGGCATTAGTAGCTTTGGCGCTAAGGCCTATGGCGGCGGTGGTGGGGGTGGCGCTCCTGGAAATGCAACTACCGCTAGCGGCGGTGGCGGCGGTGCTTCGAATTATAACGACCGAGCAGGGTTTGGAACCAACGCGGCTGGTGGTGTCGCGATGGCTTTTGGAGCAACGGGCGGCTTTGGTGCTGCCGGTGGCTCACCTGCTTTGCCCTATGCTGGGGCAGCCGGCGGGGGTACGAGCGCAATCGGAGCAAGTTTTGCAGGTGGTAACGCACAACTGGGCGCTGCTGGAGGTGGTGCTGGAGGCGGATTTAATACCGCAGGCACCGCGCAAGTAGGCGGCAATGGAGGCGGCAACAACAACGGAATCGCATCTGTTTTTCCAGCAGGGGGCGCTGTTGGTGTTGCGGGGACAAATGGTTCTAGTAACCCAACTCTTGTATTCGGTAACTACATGCCAGTAGCGGGTGGTGGCGGTGGTGGCGCTGGCTCTACAGGTAACGGCGGCGCTGGCGGCGCAGGAGGCAACTACGGGGCTGGCGGTGGCGGCGGCGGGGCTGGCAACAGTACAAGCGGTTTTGTTGGCGGTGTCGGCGGCGCTGGCGCGCAAGGTATTGTGATCGTGGTGGAGTGGTGAGCATGAGCGGGTACAACGTAATCACAACCGTGAACATTGAGCGGTTGATAACAGACGAGAGCGGTAATACCACTCTTGTTGTGATTCCTGCCGGTTCTGTGATCAACACGATAGCGTGGGATGGCGTCACTGAATGGACGCCCCCTGAGAACACAAGGGTTGAACCTCAATGACAATCCCGCGCGATCTATCCAATCTTGCTCCCGGAGCCAACACTAGCGGCGTTCTCCGTGCGGTAAAAGGCGGCACTGGATCATCCACCACCTTCACGCTTGGTTCGGTGGTGTTTGCTGGGTCGTCTGGTGTTTATACCCAGGCGAACTCGCAGTTTTTCTGGGACAACACAAACAACCGTCTGGGCATTGGCACAGCTTCACCAGCAACAAAGCTTGATGTGCAGGGCAATACCGCCATCACAGGCAGCTTGGATGTTAGTGGCGTAATCAGAGGTCAGGCGACAGCCCTGACCGGCGATGTTCTTCTCATTGGCGACAATGCCAAGCTGGTTGACATCAACGTGCTGGACACTGCTGGCATATACAGTCAATCAACTCCAACCATAGGCTCTCTAAAACTTGGCAGTGGCGGCGGTACAATTTCCGGCTTTGGCGGCAATATTGGCATCGGCACAGCTTCGCCAAGTTCGCTTCTTCAAGTGAACGGAACGGTTACCGCAACAGCCTACAACGGCATTGACGGTGGCACATTCTGATGATCAAAGACCTGATCACGAAGTCCTTTGACGCGCGGAACACCGCTCACGCCAACCATTGGACGACCAACAGCTTCTCTCAACACGAAGCCCTCGGTGAGTTCTACGAAGACATCATCGGCGTGCTCGACAGGTACGTTGAGGCGTATCAAGGCACGTTTGGCCAGCTTGAGCAGGCACCGGAGCAGGTCAAGGATATTGCTAAGTTTCTTAGCGAAGACCTGCTATGGTTGAACTCCAACCGCAAGGAAATCGCCAGGGGTGTTCCGGCCCTTGAAAATATCCTTGATGAAATGACAGCGGTGTATATGAAAACCCTGTATAAACTCGAAAACCTGAGGTAGGACGATGGCACAGTCGGGATACACACCGATCCAGCTTTACCGCACAACGACTGCCGCAGCGGTTCCGTTGACCGCTAATCTCGCGCCCGGCGAACTCGCGATCAACATCAATAATGCGGATATGGCGTTGTTCGCTGAGAACGCCAGCGGCACAGTCACGCGCTTGATTAACAACCCGGCGGGGTTGAAGTATCCTACCGCAGACGGCACCAACGGTCAGGTGGTCACGACCAATGGGTCGGGGGTTCTCAGCTTTACATCATCATCTCAAGTTTATCCCAGCGCGGGTGTTGCGGTTTCAACCGGAACTGCTTGGGCAACTTCCCTTACCGCGCCAAGCGGTGCGCTTGTCGGCACAACTGACACGCAGACCCTTTCGGCTAAAACCATTGAGGCTGGAACTTTTACCAACGGCTACACTGAAGAAGTCACAACGGCCAACACCACAACGGCCTATACGATCTTGCTGTCGGGCGGCACCTTGCAAATCCTGACGCTGACCGGCAACTGCACGTTCACGTTCCCGACTGCCACGGCTGGGCAATCCTTCATGATGTTCCTGAAGCAAGACGCCACCGGCAGCAGGACCGTGACATGGCCTGCTGCGGTCAAGTGGCCAAACTCAGTCGCACCGACAATTACGGCCACTGCCAGCAAAGGCGATAAATTCGTGTTCACCGCTGATGGTACAAACTGGCTGGGTTCGGTTGCTGGGCAGAATTACCTCTGATGTTTAGCGCGAACACAACTCAGGTTGCTCCTCTAACGGCGTCTCAGGCGATTGCGACAGGTGGTCTTGGTGGGCTGTTTGTATATTCTTGGACCAATGCTAGTGGTTTTGGAGCACGGTATTCTAATCCGGCATCGCCTCCGGTAAACTCCTCGCTGGGCATAGCGTTTAATCCATCTGGTTCGGCTATTGCGGTAGCCGCTGATGCAAGCCCGTATATCTATGCCTATCCATGGTCTGGTTCTGGTTTTGGAACTAAATATTCTAACCCGGCCACATTGCCGACAGGCGGTGGTAACGGTGTTGCGTTTAGCCTTGCCGGTAATGCCATCGCTGTTGCTCACCTGACAACGCCATTTGTTTCGGCATATCCGTGGTCAGGCTCTGGGTTTGGAACCAAGTATGCTGACCCAACAACATTGCCGGCAAGTACTGGTAACAGCGTAGCATTCAGTCCAAGCGGTTCTGCAATTGTTGTTGCTCACCCGGCAACGCCATTTGTTTCGGCATATCCGTGGTCAGGCTCTGGGTTTGGAACCAAGTATGCTGACCCGGCCACATTGCCGGCAGGTACTGGTAACGGCGTAGCATTCAGTCCAAGCGGTTCTGCAATTGCCGTTGCTCACGTGACAACGCCATTTGTTTCGGCATATCCGTGGTCAGGCTCTGGGTTTGGAACTAAATATTCTAACCCAGCAACATTGCCGGCAGGCACTGGTAGGGGCATAGCATTCAGCCCTTCTGGCACAGATGTTGCTGTCGCTCACTCCACCACACCATTTGTCTCAGCATACCCATGGTCAGCGTCTGGTTTTGGAACTAAGTACGCCAACCCGGCCACCTTACCAGCCTCTCAGGGCAATGGCGTAGCCTTCAGCGGTGACGCAGCAGTCATCGCCGTAGCGCACAACAACAGCCCGTACATATCAGCATACCCTTGGTCTGCCAGCGGCTTCGGCACGAAGTACGCCAATCCGGCAACCTTACCCACCGGAGATGGTTACGCCGTCGCCTTTGGCCCCGTCTAAGGAATAATTTAATGACAGAAAACGCAAAGACTCGTAAAGAAATTCTTGCCATCAACCTTGAAGCTCGTATTCAAGAAGTGATGCACTACCAGATCAACATCGACAATTACACGTTGGCGCTTGAGCATATCGCGGCCATGACTGCTGATGAATGTGCGGAACTGGTTGGTTTTGTCGATCAGTTAACAAGCCTTCTTGCTTCTGAAAAATTGGAGCAAAAAAAGGCCAAGGTGATGTTGGAAGTTTTTCGGAGGCAGATAGATGCTCTACGTTAAAGTTATTGACGGCATTGCCGTAAAATATCCGTACACTCAAACCGATTTGGTTTGGGACAATCCATCCACCAGTTTCCCCGTGGGGGGTGTTCCTGAATCTACTTTGGTTGAATGGGATATGTTCCCGGTTCACTTTGCGGATCAGCCGGTAATTGATCCCCTCGCACAACGTGTGGTCGAGATTGCCCCGTCGTTCGACGGGCAATCTTGGATTCAGCAGTGGGCTGTTGAGGCTCTTCCGCAGGCCGAGATTGATGCCATGACCGACCAGCAGGCCGCCTCGGTGCGCGCAGATCGCAATGCCCGCCTTGCTGCAACGGACTGGACACAGATTGCCGACAGCACGGCGGACAAACCTGCATGGGCCGCCTACCGTCAGGCTCTTCGCGATGTGCCAGCGCAAGGTGGGTTTCCGCAGAGCGTAACTTGGCCGGAACAGCCGTAAAGGTCTAGTGCCGTTTGGCAGTGTTGTTGGCACTGCTGCTGCCGTTGGGGCAAGCAATCCCGTTGGCGGCAACATCCCATAGCAACCATGGCGGATTATAAAGCAATGACCGACGCCGAGCTGACCGCGATGGTTGAGAAAGCTGCCGAGTGCGGGGCCAAACGGGCGTTGCGATCTATTGGATTGCAGGACGAAACCGCGATGTCGGACGTTCGGGATTTGCGATCTTTGCTTGACGCTTGGCGGTTGGCGAAGAAGACCGTGCTCACCACGGTTGTTAAGGCGCTTGTGGTGGCGTTCCTTGCAGCAATCGGCGCAGGCGTTGCGATTCTGAGTTGGCCTGGAAAGTAAAACAGAACACTCATTCTAGCTATTGCTTG